GACTTGCTGGAAAAAGGCGACTATGGTCCAGTTGAAAAATTAATCAAGGATGCAGTGCAAGTATCGCTTACTAAAGACATGGGCACAAACTACTTTGCAGATCCCAAAGCCAGAATTGACAAATACTTCAACAGCGGCGGACAAGTAAGCACAGGATGGCCGCAACTGGATAGATTGATGTATGGTGGATTCAGTCGCGGAGAACTAAACATCTTTGCTGGAGGATCAGGTTCTGGTAAAAGTTTGGTTATGATGAACTTGGCACTGAACTGGTTGCAGCAAGGACTTAGTGGTGTGTATATCAGTCTTGAATTGAGTGAAGAGCTTACCAGTTTGAGAACTGATGCAATGCTGACCAATACCAGCACAAAAGAAATACGCAAAGACATGGACACAGCGGCCATGAAGGTAAAAATGATGGGCAAGAAGTTTGGCGAGTATCGTGTAAAAGCATTGCCAGCACAAAGCAACATCAATGATATCAGAGCTTACTTGAAAGAAGTACAAATACAAACTAACATCAAGGTAGACTTTATTATGATTGACTACTTGGACTTGCTCATGCCAGTTAGCACAAAAGTTAGTCCAAGCGACCTGTTTGTTAAAGACAAATATGTCAGTGAAGAACTGCGTAACCTGTCGCAGGAACTGGGCATGTTGATGGTAACAGCAAGTCAGTTGAACCGAGGTGCAGTAGAAGAAGTTGAATTTGATCACAGTCATATATCAGGTGGTATCTCAAAGATTAACACTGCTGACAATGTGTTTGGTATCTTTACAAGTAGAGCAATGAGAGAAAGAGGACGCTATCAAATACAGTGTATGAAGTCTCGTAGCAGCACAGGTGTCGGACAAAAGATTGATCTTGATTATAACATTGACACTATGAGAATCACAGACTCGGGCGGGGACGAAGCAGCACAAGGACAGCCAGCAGCAAGTTCAATTATGGCAGGACTCAAAGCCAAAAGTCAAATGGTACAAAAAGACGTAACTGACAGTATGCCAGCTGATGTACCTAAAGTAGAAGCTGAAGTACAAAGCAGCAAACTCAAACAAATGTTAGCAGGGATTAAACAAAAAGGATGATAATCGAAGTTGAAAAATTTTTGCCTGAAGATCTTGTAGATGACTTGGTTGCATTTAGTAAAACCAATACAGATTGGCAAGTACAAGAAATGCAGGAAAATCTTCCGCGTAAAAAAATTTCTTGGTTGGCAGACAGCCCAATTGAAACAGCTCATATGTGGTTCGAATCATTGCCTCTATTTTCACATTTAAACTTTATGGGCATTACATTGTGGAAAGACGATGTTGATTTTTGGATGGGTGAACACATTGACAATGAGCGTGTAAAAATTGCAGTGCAAATATATTTAGATGATAGGAAAAGTCCAGGAACTCAGTTCGGCGATAGATTAATACGTTATGGACGCAATAGAGGATATATTATGCATAATAATCCAAGCATGCTGCACGGCGTACCTGATCAAACGCCGCATGAGGGTAGACTTAGCATCTACGCATTGTTCCAATGAATATGTTTTGTACAGGAAATATAGGATGATAGCATATCAAGACATTCGAGATGTGCATTTAGAGATAGCCACTTTATGCAATGCCATTTGTCCGTGGTGTCCACGAAACTTTTTTGGATATCCATATAACAGTGGCTATCCTGAATTGTACCTCACCTTTGACAATGCTAAAAAAATATTTCAACCAAAGTTTTTAAAACAGTTAACTAGCATAGGCATCAATGGAAACTATGGCGATATAGCGATGAATCCAGAAGCAATACACATTGTGGAATATTTTCGTAACCATAATAATGATATGGATATTATTATTAATAGCAATGGTGGTGCAAGAGATGTGCGCTGGTGGAGACAGTTTGCAAGACTTAATTGCGAAGTGCATTTTGCACTAGATGGTTTAGAAGACACGCACAGTCTGTATAGACAAAACACATTGTGGAAAACTGTAATAAAAAATGCACAAGCATTTATACAAGAAGGCGGCAATGCAGTTTGGCAAATGATCAAATTCAAACACAATGAGCATCAAATTGAAGAGTGTAAACAGTTAAGCAAACAAATGGGCTTTGCTAATTTTGATCTAATTGATGCTGGTAGAGACACTGCGCCAGTGTTTGATCGAAATGGCAAACTTAGTCATATACTTGGTGACTACACAGGCGAAACTGATTTTGATAAACTGTTTACTAGTAAAACCCAAGCCGATATACTGTTAGAAGATATCCTGCTGGGTAGAACTCCTAGTAATAATTTAACATGCGAAACTGTTGGACGTAAAAGCATTTATATTGCAGCAAATGGGGATGTCAGTCCTTGTTGTTATATGGGATTTTATCCCAAAACTTATGGCAAAGGACAATACTATCAAGCAGCCAATGCACAAATTCTGCCATTGATAATGGAAAACAATGCTGTTGAATATAGTATCGAACACTGTATAAAATGGTTTGCTAGTGTAGAAAAACGCTGGCAAGAAAAATCCTATGAAAACGGACGTTTAGTGATCTGCGACGATAATTGCGGTTCATGTCAAATTGAAAAGGTGATAACATGATATTAATAACTTTTCCACATTATACCAGTGGTGGATTACTGTGTGATATGATTGATGACACAATGTCAGTTACTGGATCAAACGGTGGGTTACAGAATTATAGCCATAATCTATTAAAGGTTGGTAAATTTGATTCAATAGTGCAAAATTCAATAGACTTGGCTGTATTTGAAGAAAAGTTTAACAGTTGTCAAGATGCAAAAGTTGCCGGTACTCATTGCAATCCAAATGCATTGCCCTGTGAATGGTTTGAAAAAGTTATCAACATTACTACACAAACCTATAACAGCAAAGTTTATCGTTGGGCCAGAGCATACTATCATTATTATTTAACCAGTGGTCCCTGGGAGCAGAAGGGCATAAAGTGGATAGATAAGGCCAGATCCACTGCTAAGTTATACTTAGAGCCTAATTTATTGTGCAAAAAACCCAATGTTATTAATGTTGAATTTGAAGACATTGTGAATTCGTCTAGCTATTTTAGGAATATTATAAAAGACTATTCTTTTGACCAGCAATTTGAAAAATGGAAAAGCAATAACGAGTTTTTATATGCTGGTAATTTTCATACCAGTGAGCCAGTGATATTTTTTAAACAAGCTGAATATGAAGTAATGACGGGTCGTCATTTTGTTTATTAATAAAATTTACTGTTTAGGTGATGGATTTGCACACGGGCATATTTGGCCCGAGTGGCCTCAGTTGTTGCAGTGTCTATTTCCTGCTCATAATGTAATTTGTTTAACAGGAATTGGCGCTGGCAATGAATTCCTCATAAGTCAATTACTTGATCATGATATCAATCAATGTACAGTTATTTTTCAGTGGGCTCAACCTAATCGATTTGACAAATTAATAGAAGATACAAGCTGGGATGCAAACATAAGTCAGGACAGTGTTTACTCTGAGAATGTTATAAAAAATTGGTGGTTAAGCAGTGCAAGCACTAACAATGACATACAACTATATCATAATTTTTTTGTGCAACCAGAACAAGCAAAATTACGAATGAAAATACAACAAAAGTTAGTAGAATCTTATCTTAAAGATAAACAATGCAAATATATTTTTACCAGTACAGCAGAACAAGAAAAATTTAGTCAACAAGATTGTTTTCAATCAATACGACAAAATGAAATTCAGCCAAATCCAATTATTCATTTATATTTTCTTACTGAAATACTTTTACCTAAAATAAAATTAACACCCAACTTGGATATTTTAACTTATATTACAAAAAAAGTAAAAAGTACAAATTGGAAGCCTTATGATCCCGATAGACAGGAGATTCTAAATACTATGTTTTTACATGCTAGAAACATAAATACAACAAAGGGTAAAACAGATGCAGAAAAAGACTCGTAGTATTTTTGAAGAACTTGATGGTATCTACACTGAACGTTATAGTAAACTTGAAGAACGCAAGTATATTGTTGAAAGTCGTGCCAGCAATGTTATTGCCAGTGCCGTGCGTTTAATGGAACAAATTGAAGAGCTATATGATACTGAGCAAGCTGAAAATCTACATCGTAAATTGCTAAATGCAATTCGTCTGCGTGACCCTAACAAATTTTCAAGGTCAGTGAGACGAACAGATGAGAAGTAATGAGCAATTAGTACAAGAAA